TCTGATACATCCTCTTGAGCAGCTCCGCCGAGAAATCTTTCTGCACGAGGAAGCCGCCCTCGGCCGGCATTGCTTCATCAAGCCCCGCCGGTCCCGCAAACAGTCGCGGATCGCGGACCGTGCCCTTGCTCATTTCGTATTTCCGGATGGCGACGAGCTGCTCGCCCAGGCTCTTGAAACCGGCTTGCTGTCCTGCGCCTGTGGCTCTCGCCGCGACTTCTCTCGGATCATCGATGGGCTCGGTGCGCCGCTCGCGTTCGAGAAGTGCTTCCTCGCGTTCGATCGACTTTTCCGTGCTCTCGAGGGCCTTGATTTCCTTCTCGTAATCGGCGGCCTCGATTTCGTTCAGGTCGCGGGTTTCTGCCGCGGCCTTGTCCAGCATGGCGCGGAGTTTCTTCTTGCTCTCCGTCGCACGCTGGCGAAGTGTTTTGATGTTCGACATCGCTTTCTCCTTTGGTTCAATTCAGCGCAGAGCCCCGCGCTCCTCGGCGTCATCGGACGCCTACGATCGCGATGTCTTTGCTGTTCTTTGGGACTGGCCGCGTCGGCGGCCGGAAACTTTGCTTAGCGCAGATCGAGCTCGCGACGGCGCCTGGCGAGCGACACAAGCGGATCCGCCTTCGCCGCCGCTTTTGCGCGCGGAGGGTGCCCGCAATTCGGATCCGCGCATTCCTCGTTCGAGCAGTTCGCATGATCGTCTGCCGCACAGTTGCCGCAAATGCAGAGACACTCTTTTTCGTCGAGCGCATCCTCCTCGCCGTCGTCATCCGCGCGCAGCGCCGGCGCGGCGCCGGCCGCGGCCATCTTGGGCGGGTTCGCAGCGCTCGCGCCCAGGCGATCGAGTACATCGTCCATCGTGGCCACGCGATCGGCCATCCGTTCCTTCACGGCCGCGGAGGCGAGCACCATGCGCCCCTGACCGAATCCTCCGCGCACATCGTCTTGTGAGGCGCGGCGGCCGCGGGCCACGCTTTTGACGAACATGCCGTAGAACGCGTCCACCTTCGATTGCATGTCCTCGCGCGCGCTCTCGGTCAATGGCTCGATGTCGTTTCCGTCGGTCTTGTATTTTCCGGCGCTGATCAGAGTGACCTTCACGCCGTCCTGCTCGAGCGCTTTCGATAGATCCTCATGCGCCATGAACACGCCGATCGAGCCGATACTGCCGCTGGGCGCAACGACAAGCTCGCCGGCGGCCGATGCCAGCCAGTAGGCCGCGCTCGCCGCCGTTCCGTTCGCGACGGCGATGCTCTTTTTCTGCCCGCGCGATTTGTAGATCTCCTCGGCGAGCTCGGGAATCCCGTCCACGCTTCCGCCCGGACTGTCCACGTCGAAGACGATTGCCTTGATGCTCTGATCGGCCAGCGCCGAGCGGAATTGCGAGGTGAGCTTTTCGACCGAGGTGCCACCCGGCCCGGACATCTGCGACATGAGGTTCGCGCGGCGGGAGATCACGCCGCGGATCGGGATAACCGCAACGGCCCCGAAACTGTCCTGTGAGCTCCGCGGCCCCGCCGTGAGCGCCGCTTCATCGAGTCGCGCGCGAATCTCGGATTCGGTGAGCCGAACCCCGGATGCGCGCAGAGCAACGAGCTGCGCGATGACCGAGAATTTCTCGGGCAGAATCGCCCAGGGCTTTCGGAAAACTTCCGCGATCACATGCGCATATTTCATTCTCAGCTCCTTAGCAGCGCCGGGACGGGCTTTTTCTTTCCGAGCGCGAGTTCGGAAAGCGCTTCCGGCGCCGTGTCCTCGATCCAATCCAGGGCGCTGCTCTTCTCTGCAGGATCCTCGACCGCGACCAGCAGTTTCAGATTGTTTTCGACGTATCGATGGGCTTCATCCGGCGGGATGCACATGGTTTGCGCGACGAGCGCCTGGTGCGCTGCATAGAAGTCGCGCGCCTCGGCCGCGAACGCCGCGGCGTCGAATTGCTTCCCCGCGCGCGCTAGAGATTTCCGCAGCGCCGTCACTTCTTTTCTCACCACGCGCCGCGCCGCTTCTGTTGCAAAAGAGCGCAGCAATATTTCTCCGGGCATCACCGCCTGCGATTTCTTGCCGTCCTTCTCATCGTCCTGGCCCTCGTCGTCCGGCACGTCCGGCGCCGGCGTCTCGTTCGGTTCTCTCTGGTCGGGCAGAGGCTGATCGTTGGGATCGGGCGCGTCGGTTGCCATCGGCGGAATGTACACTGTCCCCGCCGGGACCATGTTCAGCGGCCGCAGATATTCATCGCCGCCCTTTTCCGCCGGGATCGGGTTCATCCCCTCGAACTGGCAGATCATGTTCGGACTCAGCCAGCCCCAATTCCGTCCGATGGCGTAGGAGTCGTACCGGCTCTTCATGTCGCCGCGGAGCAGGCCTCCGACGGTGAACTCCGCGAAATATTCCTCGCCATCGAGCGCGTCGCTGAGCGGATCGATCAGATCGACATTGATCCGACGCTCCCACCTGGTCGCAGCCGGCTGGATCGCGTCGGTAACGAACTCGATGCCCTGGTGCTCGATGTTGTTGTTGGTCGCGCGCGCGAGGATCCCGATCTTATGCGGCGGGGTACGGTAGATTCCGCAGATCTCTTCGCGCGACGCCATCGTCGCTTCCAGAAATTGCGAGTCCTTGTTGGTGAGCCCGAGGTTCGTCGCCTTCATACCATCCTCGAGGAGCATGAACTTGTGACGATTTTCGCCCGTCTGAGATTTCTGCACGGATTCGCGGAATTTGTTGCGGGCGGCGTCGTCTTTGAATTTTCCGGGATACTCGAGCGTGAAGGGAGGCTTCGAATCGTTCGCGAAAAACCTTCCTGCATAGTCCTGCATACCCAGGCCGTTGCCGATCGTCTCGCGTTGCACTGCGATCGGGCTTAGCCCGACCAGGCCGTCCGAGGAAAGGCCGCGCAGGTGGAAAATCTCTTCTGCCATGAACCAATCCACTTCGGCCGTGAAACGCGAGCGTACCTGGTATTTCAGCTTTCCGTTTGGCAGCCGGTAGACCTGGACGAGATCCGGGTGAAGAGGCACGAGCTGATCGATCGCTCCGCGGGGCCCTGGTAGGATCCGCGCAAAAGCATTCCCACGGAGATCCAGGTGCGCCTGCATCATCTCGATGAATTCGACCGACGTCTGCCATTGATTCGGGGAATTGTGAAGAACCTGGTACAGCGGATGCTCCGGCGCGCGAACCTTGCCGCCGTCGGGCGTGCGCTTGTAGATAATCAGCGGGCAGGTCGCAAGCGACTCGGACCTGACGCGCACGCAGGAAAAGACGGCAGAGAGCTGCATCGCAGATTCCGGCGTGACGGACATCCCCGCCGCGGAATCCCAGCCAGGCCGCGAATACCAGTAGTCGTCCCAGGGCGGAAGTGCGCTGCCGCCGGAGAAAGCCTGGATCGCGGTCTTGATGCGCCAGCCGATCGCGCCGAGCAGGCTGCGTTTTGGTCGCCCGTTCATATGAGCGTGACCTCTTCCGGACCGGAATAAATCCTCGCGCCGCCGCTTGGATCGCCGATCGCGCGGCCGATCGCCATGATCAGCGCGACCATGCCGTCAATTTTTCCTCGATTCTTTCCTTTCACCGGGCGCCGGTTTCCGTTGTTGTCTTCCTTTACGAGAAGATTCGAAGCCATCCAGGTAAGGACCGGATTTCCTAGGTGCGCGATCCTGTGATTCGGGATCAGGACCTCGAGGAGCTGCTTCGTCGGCTCGGCGAACATGCCGATCGTCTGCGCAAACTTGACCAGCTTTTCCGCGGCGATGCCGGCTTTCTGCAGATCGTTCGAAAACTGCGTGGCATTCCAGGGATCGAAGGTGAGCTCGCGGACGTCATAGTGCTCGAAATCGCTGAGGACCTGGGCCTGGATGGCGTCGTAGTCCACGACGTTTCCATCCGTCGCGACGAGGAATCCCTCGCGCTCCCAGACATCATAGGGCTGTCGCCACTCCCTGATTTTTTCCTGGAGCCGCTCTTCCGGAACGAAAAAATGAGGGACGAAAATATAGCGATCGTCTTCCTCGGTGGGCGTGAACAGTTTCGCCGAGCAGGCGATGTCCTCGGTCGAGGCCAGGTCCACCGCGATGATGCACTCGCGGCCAGCGAGCTGGGCCTCCATCTCATTGCGCAGGACTTTAGCGTCTCTGTCTTTCAGCGAGTAGCCAACACACGCGCGCCAGTCGTCGAGCTTGATGGCCGCAGTTTCGCTGCTCGTCCACTTGTTCAGGCGCAGGCGAAGGAAGGAATTGAGCGCGGACGGGACCTGCTTCGCTTTGAGAGCCCGCGCGCGCAGATCTTCGAGATTGACGGAGACGCCGAGGTTCGGATTCGCCTTCGCCCAGTTCTTCTCATCTTCCCAGTCGTCCTCGGCGTCGATCGAGGCGATGAAAATGAAAAAGCTGTCATCGTGGCTGATCCCATCGAGGACCTTTTCGCAGTATTCATGCTGCTTCCAGCAGACGGATTCGATGTCCGTGCCGGCCGTCGTGATCGCGGCCATCATCGGTTGCCGGCGCGCGCCCATGGCCGTCTCGAGCACGTCCCACAGGCCGCGCGTCTTATGCGCGCGGAGCTCGTCCACCAGGGCCCCATGGATATTCAAACCATCGAGCGTGTCCTCGTCGGCGCCGAGCGGCTCGAACTTCGAAGCCGTCCCGGGAATGTTCATGTTATTGCGGAAACTTACGATGCGTTTCTTGAGGCCAGGCGAGGCCGAACGCATCCGTTCCGCTTCTGAAAACAGGATCTTCGCCTGGTCTTTCTTCGTGGCCGCGCAGTAGACCTCGGCGCCAGGCTCCCCGTCCGCGAAAAATAGGTAGAGGCCGACGCCGGCCCAGAGCGTCGTCTTGCCGTTTTTGCGAGCGACCTCGACGTGTGCGGTGCGGAAGCGCCTGGATCCATCGGCGAGCTTCCATCCGAATAGCGAATAGACGATGAATTGCTGCCAGGGCTCGAGCTGGAAAGGTTCGCCGGCCCACTTCCCTTTCGAGTGTTTCAGAAACTGGAAAAAGTTGATCGCGCGCTGCGCTGCGATCGGATCGAAACGCAATCCGCGCTGCGCGCCGTCGGCTAGATCGGCGATATGGCGCTTGCATGCGAGCTTCACCCACTTCGAGGCGACGATGCGGCCGGCGACGACGTCGCGCGCATATTTCTCCGCCGGATGGTTTAGATCGACGACGAGTTTAGTTGACACGCTTGCTATCCATCGGCTGCGCGCCCTTGAGGAACGCATCCATCGGGTCCTCTTCGGTCGGGGGCTTCTCGATTCTGACGCGCGACCTGGAGCTCGGCGTCATTCCGAATTCGATCAGAAACGATTTCATCAGCTTCATCGCGGATTCAGAAATGGTGACGGCGGGATTTTTCTTGTACCTAACGTAGCCGGTCGGCTCGCCCAGCATCAGGATCGGCTCCTCGACGACGATGCCAAGGCGCTCGACCTCGCGTTCGGCTTCCATCCAGCGCGCGAAGGAATGGCAGTAAGCCGCGAGCGCTTTGCTATCGATCTGGGAAAGCACGCCGAGAAGGCGGAGCTGCGGAAGGATCGATCTCCACTCTTTGGCAGCGGCTTTCGAGAGATCCTTCGGCATAACGGGATCTCCTGCCGGCACGATCGGCTCTTTCGCGTTGAGCTTGCGCTTGCCAGGATTGCCGCGCAGTTTTTTGACAGCAGTAGGCAGAGGCCTACGCCCGGAACCTTTAACGCCCATCGCATCATCCGTCCACGTCGCGGCGCAACCATCCGAGCAGATCGTCCCTTTGCTTCGGATTTACCATCGCGTCCATGCAGTGCATGAGGCAGAGGCGCGCTTTATATTCCGCGATGAACTTTTCTTCATCGACGGCATTCAGCATGGCCTCGATCTGCGGTCCGTAATTTCCATCCGCGACGACCGGACCGGCGACGAGGAGCTTCAGCGTGAGCTGCGCGACGCGGATCGCGTGATGTTTGGAGTTCACCCATTCATCGAAGAGCTTCGAAGCGATTCGCTGATTCTCGAGATCGCCGAAAATCCAGAAGTCCCGCTCATAAATAACCTGCGCCTGCGCGAGCGTGAGGTTCCGGATGTCGAGGTTCGGATAGCTGCGCTGAGAAATTCCGAAATTCGTCGTGCCACCTGGATCGTTGGGATCGATCTCGAGTCCGCCTTCGTGCTTCAGCAGAAATGCGAAAGCGATTTTGAAATCACTCATTTTTTTCCGGCGAATTTTCTATATAAACCGGATTTTCTGTTTCGCGGGTGTGTGTTCGTTGCTGCGCGGCGGTCCGCAAGAGGGCCGGTTTTGAGGATTTTGGCCCCCCTTCCCCTGCCGCGACTCGATCGCCCGCTTCCAGCTGTGACACGGCTCGCACGCGCCCTGACCGTTGCTCATGCTCCAATCGCCACCGTTGCGCAGCGGCGTGATGTGGTCAGCGACCGTGCTCGGCGCCAAGCCCCTGCAGAAGTGCGCGATCCTGCAGAGCGGATCGCGGTTAAGAACCATTGCTCGCCACTTCTCGTGCCGCCGGCCATAGCCGCGGCTCGCTGCAGACCCGCGCTCGCGATCGCGGACGAGCACAGGATCGAGCGAAGCGTGCAGCGAGCAGACGCGGCCAGCGCACGAGCGCCCGCAGCCACGGACGCGGCAGACGTTGGATGCGGCGCGTGGCACATTCAGACTTTGGCGCGCAGCTCGGAAATGATCTTGGAGACTTCGTTCGCCAGTGCGGTGTCGTCGGTGCGAGCGGCAGCCTCCAGACGCGCAGCGATCAATGCAGCCTCGCTCGGGAGCAGCGCCAGCTCGCGGCGGATCACTCCTCGAAACGCGTAGCCGAGAGCGAACGCGACCACGGCGAGAATGAGGAAGATGAGCAGAACCTGCGGAGTGATTTCCAATGCCAGGACGGCGATGCTGACGATCAGCGCCGCCACAATGTTAGCGATCATTTCTTTCTCCTTTTTTCAAACGACCTCTTCGCGTGCCGGCCGCATATTGATCTCCGCCAACATGACGATCGCCCACGTGCATTTCTGACGAACGCGTTTCGCCAAGTACGGACCCACACGATTTGAAAGTCCCGAATTCAGCGGCTCGCCTGCGGATTTTGCGTTCGATGGACGGCCGGCCCAGGAATCGTCGCGAACAGCGAGAACCTGAATCTGCACAATGCTGTTTTCTCTGCGCGTCATCGATCGGCGCATCCATGTGAGGATGTTCTTTTTCTCGTGGGAGGCTGCTTCGGAGTAGGAAATGTGGCAGTGACTTCCGTCGCGGCAGGAATGGCGATTGTAGTCCGCCAGAGTCCAGGTCAGCGGAACTGAACAAACGTTTTTAGATGCCATTCAATCGGGGAATTTCGGTGCGAAGACACCCATTCGATGAAGGGTGCCTCCCAGCTATCGCCCTGGAGGACGGCGTGACACTTGACCTTGAGCTGATGCGGGCCTGGCGCGCGGCGAGCTCGCCAGCGCGCGCTTCGCGTTGAACTTACAGGACATAAGCAGAAAAAACAACAGTACTTGTGTTTTACTCGTCATTCCCTGGCTGGATCTCGCAATGGGATCCATCTTCCCTGATCCAAGCGTCGCGCGTGTTTAGGTTGCAGTCGGAAAACGTAGAGCGGCATCCGTTGGGGCACGCCGGCGTCATAATCGGCCCCAAAATCACGGCTTGCGTGTAATTGTCCTTCGTTAGAGGCCGGCTGCGGTTCAGTTCGGCTCCGCAGTCGGCGCATTTTACGACGATGATGAACACTCCGTTAGGAACGGCCATCCCTAGTTCCTTTGCTCTCGACGCATTCCTGGCGTCAGCCATTCCGGTTGCGGATCGCCAGAAGTCTGGACGAATTCGCATTGCACTCCGCCGGCCGCGCGCGTGATGATTCCACGAGCTCCGCGGCCGCAGTGCCGACAAACGGCGCCCGTCGTGTACGCTTTCTCTGATTCGATGATCTTGTGGACCAGCCAATCCGGCTCGGCGCAGAAAGCGCAGGGAACGTGCATTGTGGTGTCTGATCCGGAGCCTGTTATCGATTGGTTTCGCAAAAACTTCTCGCGGTATTCCTGCATCGATCTGGGTTCACTCAATTTGCATTCCCCTTAGAAGAGTTTTGTTTGCTCCGGCTTTTTTCCGTGAGCTCGTTCGTCGTGTTTTTTGTTCGCTCGCTGAAATGCTTTTCGCGCGGGACAGGTTGCGAAATGCGTGGTCAAGGTGTCGTCGGCGTTCACGGAAATCGGGATACGCGGCTTCGTTCCATCCGGCTTCGTGTTGGGCGTCATCCACCATTCAATCCTCGCATCGCAGCCGCGGCATTCTCCGACGTTCACCCAAACGTAGCCGGCATCGATCAGGCCCTGGCGTGTTTTGGGCATTGCCACGTCGCCCCTCGCTTTGAATCCCGCGTGATCAGGACAATGATCGAGATCCTCGCCTACTGGCCGCGAGCAGCTCGAGCACATCTTCGCGTCGCACGTGATGCCTGGCGCGATCGGGAAATCGCATTCGAGCGTCGCGAAATTCTGTCCGTTGCAGAATTTGCAGCGCTTCCGCCGCGGCGCCGGATAGCGAATGTGCATCGCCGTACCATCTGGCAAACGGATCCAGGCGCCAGGCATCGGGATCTCCCGAGCTCATTTGCCATCCAATTTGTGCAGCGCCAGAGCGGCGAGGGCGATGATGATTCCAGAAATCACGACGCCAAGGATCCGCGCGATCACTTGAGGCCTCGCGCGAGTTTTGCCTCGTCCAGGCTGCGCAGATAGCTCCGCGAGTTTTTCCAGATCGCGAGCAGCGCGAAACAATCGACGCAGCCGCCGCGGATCCCGGCTTCGCCGAGTTTTTCTGGATCGTATTTCCGATGTTTCGCGCAGGTCGCCTTGAACTTAACGTTTATCCGCAGCGTCATATGGTGAGAAGCCTCCCCGCTAAGTCTAGAATTGGAATTCCGACGCACGTCGAGCAAAGGCCGCGGCCGTTTTCGGGATCGACCGCCGTCCAGTAGCATCCGCCGGGGCAAGCGTCATTTTCGGTGCATCCGCAGCCTACGCAGACAATTCCTATCAACAGCGGCGCCGCTGCATCGCTTTCGAACGCTTCATTCGAGAGATCGCTCATCAGTGAAAAATCCTCCACGCGTGCACGATTACGAATCCCCAAAACAGAGCGCAAGCGATCGCGAAAAACGCAAAGCCAGGGTTAATTCGGAAACGCATTTTTACCTCCTCCGATCAGTGGAAGCTGCTCGGCCGCGCGATCGCGGAGTCGATATTCCGGGATCTTTCCGATCGTGCCGGGCTCGGTGCGATCGCGTTTTTCCAGGGCATAGCCGGCTCCGCGCAGCTTCCCGAGAGCTGCGACGATCTCGGTTTTTGAGAATCGCAGATGGTGAATTTTTTCCAGACGCGCCTTGACCTCCTCGATCGTGTGAAAGCGCACGGAGGAAAGCATGAGCTCGCGGACGCGAACGATGGTTCGATCATCGCGGGCGATCACAGTGCTTTCCTCCTCGGACCATGCGCTACCACTTGCCGGAAGCGGCTCCGCTCCGGCGGGCGGATTTTTATAGCGGCGCCAGGGCGGCGCCGCCGGCCGTTCCTCTTCCGGTTTCCTGGGCCCGGAGAGGAATTCCGTCTAGAAAAAATGAACCGGCGAACTTCATCCGGAGTGATCGTACACGGAAGGCCTTTCAGGGACGCGATCTCGCCGATCGCTGCGACCAGGCGACGTGTACGTTCTCCGTTCACATGGCCCTCCGTTTGGCGAGCCGGGCGACCGCGGCGAGGACGTCGGGGTGTAGATTGCGAAACGATTTCGGGATCCTCGGCGGTTCTCCGCAAGTGATTTCCTTAGCGATCTCGAGCTCGCGTACCAGTCTTTGATTTCGGTTTTCGATTTTCTTCCGATGCTCATCGGGTGTGGTAACCGCGCGCGGGGTTGGCGCGGGGGTTTTGAATTTTTCGCTGTCTTTTCTTCTAAAGACTTTATCCGGCCACATCTGGCCGGTACTCCCGGCCACATCTGGCCGGTACTCCCCCCCGGCTTTCCGCAGCTTTTCCACAGGTTTTTCAACAGCGAAAAGCCCCATTTGCTGGGACCATTTTTTCGGTTTGTTGATCCGCACGGTGAATCCGCGGCAGATCGTTCTCTGGTAATTGATTCGCTCGACCTCGACGTATCCGTGCCGGCGAAGGATCTCTAGATAACGGCGCAGGGTGCGCTCCGGCGGGGGCGTGAGGATCCGCTCGCGCATCCACCGGTAGGTGATTGGCTGTCCAAAGTTGACGCGGCCGTCGGGATTGGTTTGCTTCGATACCAGGAAATCGAAAAGAGGCCGCGCCATTCCCATCCGGCGCCAGTGCTTTCCATCATTAAGTCCCTCGGTCGTGCCGAGGAAGCGATCCCGTCTCATGTCCCCTCAGAATGCCGACGAGCGATCAGGCGGATCTCACAAAATCCCACGCAAGCTGAGGCGAGCGATTTCGCTCGCGCTCAGCTTTTGAAACGGCCCGCAACACCGCGCAGCTCGATCCGCCGCTCGTTTTCGAGCGGGCACCAGTCGCGACGATCCATCCGTCGGCTTTCAGTTCGGAAATCCGTCCGGAGCATGTCGTGTAGCGCACGCCGAGTTCGTGCGCCGCGCGCTCACAGGTCGAGCCGGCGGATCCCTGGATCGCGAACCATTCATAGATCATCGTGCGCAGCTCGTACTTCGCGGTGTGAACGCGGCGATTCGCGGCGACGCTATGCGGATTGCCGCGGTGACGAGCTGCGCAGATGTCTGGAGTCGCCATCGCTAGCTTTTCAGCACTACCTCGCCCAGAATCTCGCGCCGGAGCGCGCCGAACTTTTCGCCCTGCTGCTCGATTTTCCCGTAGAGAGCGACAATCCAAAGTCTTTCCCCGTGCCAGTCTTCGGGATTCATCGTTGCGTGAAGGACTCCGGGCTTGCAGAGCACGAGGGGGCCGTCCGATTGCTGAATCACGCCAGGCGAGGCAGGCTCGCCAAGAGATCCGCCATTGCAGGGCAGGCCCGCGGCGTTCGATTTCCAGAACGCAATGACCGAAGCTTCTTTCTCGGCTTCCGCGGTTCGCGCGCGCTGCTTTTCGGTCCACGATTTTTTTGAAGCTTCAAAAAAGAAGGCCCAACAGGCCACGCCGTAGCCGGAGCCGTAGCCGGAGCCGTCGCCGTAGCCGGAGCCGTCGCCGTAGCCGGAGCCGTCGAGCGTCAGTAGACGCTCTCCGGTCGGGCTCATTACCAGCCTCCCGCTACTTCAATCATGTGGATAACCGCACGCAGAGGAGCACGTACCGTTCCCGTATCATCCGTTTTCGTAGACGATGTGGGACCGTTACGCAATTCACCTAAACCCTTCGTGGTTCCCCATTGACGAATATTCT